GTTCCCATTAGATCCTCCAGGGAGCTTGATCATTCGGTCGACGCTCAACAACTCGTGGTGTCAACCTCGATCGGTCTCCGAAGTGTATCGCGTTGTGGGTATTCTTGGTTGTCGTGATGAGAAACTCTGGCTCGAGGATGTCTGGATTGAATTCCTCGAGATCTTTGGGCTGAATCGGATTCATGTGGTGGATTAGCGGCATGTATCTGATGTCAAGTCCCTCGATCCCGAGGTCACAGGCTTCATCTCGAGCCAGAACAAAGTTCCTGACCTTCTTCCACTCCGTCGAGGTGTAGAATCGTTGGTTCAGGTAACGATCGAAGCCAAACGTGGCTGTACCGACTTGCCCGGTGAGAGCCAGGTAGTCAAACCGCTCCTCAAAGGTCTCGAGGCGTGCCAGTTCAGTATACGTTCGTAACATCTCCCGCTCCAGAGTATGTACGGAAGGCTTCGATGGCTTCTTTGGCAATCTTCTCGGCTTGCTCAGCACTGACTAGCGCTGTCTTCTTCGCCTCGAGGAGTGCTGTTTCATTCCTCAGCTTCTCTACCTCCAGCTGTTCTCTTGTGGAGGCGAGCTTAAGGTAGTGATTCACCGTGGTTGCCGGTGCTGTACCCTCTCGAAGCTGCTTCTCGGCGAGCTCAAGCGCGAGATTGATCATCTGCGCCTCTCGTTGTTCCACAGTTCGAGCGGGTTTAGATGGTGTTGCGGCCCTTTTACCCATAGTTGCTCCTTAGATAGAGGGCGTTTGGGGCCAATTGAGGGCTAGATTCTAGGGCCCGTTGTGAGCGAGACCAGCAGGAAGAAAGGAGCACACGAGAAACTTCCTGTGGGCCCTAGAACCTAGCCCCCAATTGGCTTTCCAAATATCCCCCCGGGGAAAATATGGAGGGGGCGGCGATGAGGGTGGGGGGCCTAAATTGCGAACCCCCCTCCCCCGGTGTCGACGAAGAAATTTTATTTTTCAATCATCGATTTCAAAAGTTTGATAGAAATTTGTCACATCAAACTTGAGAATTCGATCAATTGCATTTTCAATTTCTTCGATTTCAAGTTCTTCACTCAACGAACCTGTTGATGTGCATAGCCTAGCCACCAGACCACAGGTACCGTAGCCGTGGGCCGTGTCAAAAGCAAACCATTCGTCCCATGAAGTTCTTGGATCGTAAGGATTGTCCACTGTGGACAGCATCCTAGCCATATTAGACCTCCTCCGAGAGGCCCTGTGAGAGGGTGTGTACCATGGTGTGGTCAGCCCTCCTCTAGAGCACGGTGAACAGATGTTGTAGAAATTCCCAAAGCTTCAGCAATCTCAGCAGCAGTCTTACCTCTACTACTCATAGCCTTGGCTCTGGACACCATGCTGGACGATACCTTAGGCTGTGCCCTAGGTGTAGCCAGTTCCCTCACTACTGATTCATCAGCAAGTTCAAGAACCTTGTTGAGAGCAGCCTGTGAGACAGCACCTTCCTGGATAGCCTGCCACTCTCGAGGAGTGATAACGAAAGGCTTCTTACCAGCCCCCGTTCTTGAACGGGCCTCGGCTAAAGCCTGGCGGCGGGCTTTCTGAAGGCGCTCTTTATCAGTGGCAAGAGTTGGATCAGCTTGCTTCTTAGCCCTGATGACCGCGTCTGCTAGGACCTGTGCCTGGCGTTCACGGGGTTTATTCCGGAGGGCCTCGTTAACTTTGGCCTTGAGGGATTTAACCTCAGGGGCATAGGTCTTTGCGGCCTGGGGGTTCTTTCGAACAGATGGGATAGCAAGCGTAGCCTTACGGGCTTCGTTAGCCATAGCCTTCAGTTCGTTAGAGTGATTGGCATAGACCGTTTCGATAGCACTCCCGTTCTTAGAAACGAGGGAGTATGCATCATGGGTCTCGGCCAACTTAGTAGACTTCTCGGTGCGGAGTACCGTCTTACCCTTCTTGTCTACATAGGTAGCCCCAGTCTCTTCATAGACCTTGCGTCCTGTCCGCTTATCGATAGGCCCACCCTTTGAAGCGGACCGGGCTTTTCTTTCAGCAACCCGCTTCTCTGAAGAAGCACGGCTGATCAGAGTAGAAGCCCCAGCATTTGCCTTACCCTGGTATTTCTTCTTGAGGGCAGCAATACCATTGTCGATCTCAGACTGCTTATAGTTGAGCTTGTGCTTCTCAGCATCAATCACAACCATGGAGTGTCGAACGGCCCTAGCAATCTCAGCCTGGTTGGCACCACCGATAGTCATGTCGGTGATCAGGTTTGAAACCTCACCCATCTTCATCTGCTTCTGCTTAGAAGTCATGGGCTTCATACCCTCGTATGCCGGGTACATAGCTTTGGGGTCGAAGTCCTTCAGGCCCTTGAGAGCCGGGGAGGTCTTGACCTTTCCGCCATTGTTCGGAATGACAAGAACAGAGTCACCATCAAAGTCAGCACCCGACAGCCTTTCTGCAACCTTAGGATGAATCCCGATTGCGTCCTTAACCTTAGTCCCTATTGCTTTTCTGGCATGGGGGTTTTTATTGTTGACTGTCAGTTCAGGGATCTCGAACCGCCCACCGTGAGGGTGACGAACGAGAACGACCTTCTCCCCATGTTTGAAGTTGGGGGCGTAAACCTCCGTGGTCTTCATCTTGGGGACGGGAAGGATTACCTGGCTGGCCTGTCGAGGAAGAGCAGCTGCCTTCAGATCCACAGCGTCAGAGTCTACTGAGTCTGCGAAAGACTGCAGAAGCTTCTTCTTTACGGAGGGATTCGTGAGGGCCATGATCTCTTCGAGCTCGGCACGGCGCTTGTCTCGTACCTTCTGAAGCTGCTGCTTAGCTAGAGAGACGGGCTGCTTCGAGAGGAACTGGGAGCTCAAGGTCTTCGACCAATCACCCCAAGTACCCTCATCGTTGACGATGTTCATCGCAGAGAGCTTCTTCCGACCGTTCGAGTCGGTGTAGTGAAGCTGCTTGCGGATTACCGAACCGAAGGGGTTCGACGGGTCACCAGTCTGCTTCTTGAGGGCATCCAGCTTGTTCCCAGTGGGGTTCTTGTTCGTGTTGAACCGTAGATCATATCCCTTGGGGATGTCATCCGAGTACATTGCCATACCCTTGAGGTAGTGCGTACCATCAACACTGATTCGAACCTGAGCATAGTTTGAGCCACCGAGGGAGAGGTCTTTGACTCCACGTCGAACCTCAATGACGCCGTCCATATCGGTACCACCCTCGTTTCCATAGCGAACCTTTAGTCGCTTGCTGGAAACTGCAGTGGGCTTCTCGATACCGTACACGGTACGACCCCGGTCCTCAATATTGACACCGGGGGCTTTAATTTCGCCCCGCTTGGCCAGAACCGTCTTGTAGTCCATGCCCGGAGGCACCAGGACCTTCATTTCGGTGAATTTGCCAGTCGTCTGCTGCTGGACCTTTACCTTGTGGACGTGGTAGCCCTCGGCCTCGAGCATGGCGGTTGCAGTCTTCATCTTGGTGCTTGTAACACCCATGTTGACCTCAACGCCGAGTCCGACGTCAAGAAGACCGTCCTTACCAACCTGCTTCTTGAGCTCCTTGGCAAGCGCCTCAGTGCTACCCGCCCTTTCTTTGAGGGTGGGGTCTAAAAGCGCTCGAACGGAGGACTCGTTGATACCCATACGACGACCAATGGCCGTGTTGGACATCCCCTTCTCCTTGAGCCGGGCCACCATTGCAACATCAGCCTTACGCTTCTCGTTCTTAGCAATGGACTTCTGGGCTCGAAGCTGGGTGGTGGTCATTCCAAGGCCCTTGGCGATCTCGGTCTCAGAGAGACCTTTAGCCTTGAGGTCCTTGATGGTTGAAAGCAGGTCACCAGAGTGCTGATGTGGGTCCTGACCAGAACCCCAAGGATAGCGCCCGGAACGGCGCTTAACACCATAGTGGGCGAGATCCATTAGGCCTCCTCTTCCTTGATCTTCTCGATCAGCTTATCAAACTGGATGATGGTGTCCATGATTCGGGCAATGTCCTCGCCCTCAGGGTTTGCTACCTGAATATCGTCATTCTGGTAGATACGGAGCTCGTAGTTAATAGCTCCAGGACGCTCATCATACTCGAGGCAGAAGAGCGCGGCGTAGATCATAAGCTGATCAACCTTAGCCGGATGAACGCCAGTCTTCAGATCGTGGATGCGAAGCAGGCCCTTGTCAAAGGAGATAGCGTCAGCAGTGCCAAAGCAGTTGACCGAGTAAAACAGGACTTGCTCCGGGACCATCCGAAACCCAATAGCATCGTTAACATAGTTATTGAACGTCACCTTGTTTCGGGGCATGCGCATCTTCAAACGAATGTGCTCAGCAGCGAGCTCGTGAAGACGGGTGCCCTTTGCGGCAGCCTGGGAAGTCCGGAAGGACTCAATGAGTTTGTCGGGAGAGTAGTTGAGCCAGTGATACTTACTGGCGGAAAGGAATGCGTGGGCCCCACTAAGCTGTGAGTGATTGTTGAACTTCACTGAGGATCTCGCTCTCGTTCTCAGGGTAGATGAATGCAGCATACGACATCGCATGCATGGTCCGAACATAGTGTGCTTGGTTCGGACGGACTGAGGCAGTGGCGCCTCGCTTCACCTCAAGGGCCGCCCAACGATTCTTGTAAAGAAGAATCAGATCAGGGATACCTTGAATGTAGTTGGGATCATTTTTTAGAATGATGATCCCGGGCAGCATCTTGTTCAGCTTCTTGATGAGCTGTGCTTGGAATTGTGACTCACGCATGGTGTGCTCCTCTGGGTAAGCCTATAAGAAGGGCTAGGCTTGTTTCTATCCTTCTTATCATTATATGCGTAGATTACGACGAGGGGTGTCACACGTATTGTAGTGGAAGGGATACCCTTGGATGAGGGTGGACA